GTTCCGCTAAAGTCGGTCGAGCCCGCGCCGATTGTCGGAGACGTGCCGCAAGCCGTGACGCTGGTCGGCGGAACGCCATTGCGCATCGCGTTGCCGACCTCGACGCCGCTCATGGACACACTGCCGTCGCTCAAATCCGCGATTGAGGGCTGAGACGAGGCGACGACGCCAGACGTGGAAATCGAGCTGATCCACTGATGCGACGGAGGCGTAAGGGAGCGCACACCGCCGATGGTGGACGCCGTTGGCGGCGGGATTTGCGCGGCCGCGAATACCCCCGAGGTGATCTTGGACGCGGCGAACGGGCCGCAGATAACCGACACCACGGGGCCACCGGAGCCGGTGCAATCGCCACCGATGCCGATGATGTTGAATAGCTGTTGGACAGTGGCCTTGTACTGGCCGAGAGGAAGCGTCTGGGTCGGATCCCAGATAAGCAGTTCGTTCCCAACCGCGACAGGCAGAGTTACCGTGCTCTGATTGTGCGTGTTGTTTGGTGTCTGGGCCATTGCGGGAGAGAAAATCCCGGCCAAGAGCAGCGCGAATGCAATCTTCCTCATATGAAATCCGATCATTGAGTGGTGATGGCGTTATTAGCGCCGTCCACAATGGGCGCTCCCGTCCCATCCACGAGAGCGAAGGCAACGCCACCACCCCCACCGCTGCCCTGAGTGCCAGGCGGTACCGTCGAAAGCACGAGGCCGGCCAGCGCGAGCCGCTGATTGATGACGGACAGAGTTACGGGCGGCAGATAGACCGTCTTGTAAGGATGCGACGTGGTATCGAGGATCGGGCGGCTACCGAGGAAGATGTTGCCGGCTTGCGTGTTCGTGCCGCTGGCAACCTGGGGAGACGTGACGCCCCAAAAGCTGTTGTCCGTCAGGGTCGCGGTGCCAGAACCCAGGTTCCACACTGCAATAGGTGCGCTGCCGGTGTAGTCGTTAACAAACGTGTTGTTCGAGACGACAAAGGACCGACCGGGGTTCTGCGTGACTGCTTCCTCGCCATAGGCGACAATGTTCGGATTGGTCGCAGTCGTTCCCTGCTGAATGATGTTCCCGCTAATCGTGACGTTCCCGCTTTGCGGGATGTCCACCGAATAGGACGACGTTCCCGCATTATCGAACAGCCGGTTGTTGAGAACTGTCGTGTTCAGAGCGCGGGATTTGACTTCGTGCCCGCCAATCGCGTCGTGCGAATAGCTGTTCTGGATCGTGAAGGACGGGATAACGCCGACATAGACGTTGTGCCCCAAGCCATCCGAGGTTCCGTTGTGATAGAACTCGCAATGATCAACAAGGATGCTGCCCGCTGCCTGGGGCGATCCACGAAGGCCGTCCTGATTGTCGTGAAACGAATCATGGGTTAGCGTCAGTGTTCCGCTCTGGTAGAGCACGCCCGATCCATTGTTGCCCGCTGGCGTGGTTGCCCCGCTGAAGTCGAAACCATCGATTGTTACGATGGGCGCGGTCGTGCTCGTGCCGACGATCAGGATTCCCTTTTGATTGGCGAGCGGCACCGTGGCAACCATAGAAACGCGCCCGCCGATAGCCTCTAGCGTGATGTTCGTCGTGATGGTCGCGGTATCGTTGGTGTACGTGCCGCTCACGACCTGGATCACATCGCCATTGACGGACGCCGCGATGGCCGACGAGACCGTGGGATACTGCATCCCCGTGCCAACGGTGCGGATAGCAGCGAGAGCGCCGCTGGACAGCAGGCACGCGGCGCCGCAGAGGAGTAGCCCGCGTGTTTTCATCGGGCGCGGACCATGATAACCGGCGTGATCGCCGTCGAATACGTGACCGACCCGAAGTTGCCGGAGTTCGTGGCGGCAAGCGTGGTGCCGGGATAGGTTACGATTGTGGACGAGTAGATTCCCACGTCCAGATTTGGAGCCCCTATAGGGTTAGTGAGTCCCATTTGGTCCGTCTGGGTGATTGAGGCGGTGGACGTTCCTAGCGCGGAGGTAAGCTGAATAGCGTTCAGCGTGCCGCAGATAATAGCCGTCCAGACGTTCTGATCAGACGCCGCCGTGTAGTCTCCGCCGGTAAAGTCGTTGTACTGCGTGCCCGTCGTGCCGACCGTGATAGTCGCCACCGTTTCCGCGAGAACCGCGCCTGGAACGCCAGAGGCATCGGCATACAGCGCAAGGCGGCATGTCGTGTTGCTGACGCTTGGTGCGACCGGATCGACAACCGACAGACCGCGATATGTACCAGCTTTCATACGCATGGGCAGCGCGTAAAGCCGGTTGATCGTCGGGGTTCCATTGATGACGGAGCTGACGCTGGGGCCGTAATACCTGCCGGACACGCGAGGAAATCCGGCGGAACCTCCGCCGCCCGATCCGGTGTTGCTGATGGACGCGAACACGATCCCCGGCGTTGCGGGCTTCACGAGCGAGACCACCGCAACCTGACCGTTGGGGATGGACAGGCTTCCCGACGACGATGCCCACGCGCCCCAACTCGCACCCGCATTGCTGAGAGTGACGGTGCCACCCGACTGATTGAAAATCGTGGTCTGAAAGCCAACGCCGAGCGCCGCGAGCGTGGATGGCAGACTGACCGTGATCGCCGCTGTCGCGACGACCAGCTTACCGTTGTGGGTATTGGCGTCCAGCGTGAAACTGGATGCCGCCGTGACGGTCGGCTTGACGTAGCTGTTGAGGTGCGTCGCAACGTTCGTCCAGATCGCGCCGATGGTCTGCTTGGACGCGACGCCGCCTTGCACGACGGGAAATGTGTCGGCATCGGCTGCGGCTCCAGCACCCGGCAGGACATTGATGAGCGGCCCGATCTGAGCGGGTGACATGCCGCCGCGCTGGGTAAAGTAGTTCGCCCCATCAGTGACGATACGGAGCCCCTGTCCCTTGTAGATCGACAAACTCGCCGCACCGTCGATCGTGCTCGATACCGGCGTGAAGGTCACAATCCCGACGCCGAGATTGGAGTAATCCGCGAACCAACCCGCAAGAATATCGACGCCGGGTTGCGGCAGCGTGACGGCAACGGGACTGGCATTCGTGAACGTGGTCAGTTCAGTCGCATCGCCGGACGCTACCGTGTAGGTCGTGCCGACCTGGGGATTGACCAACTCCGACCCGCCGCCGCCAATCCCACCGCCGCCCGTACCAGCCGTGAGAATGCCGGAGCCCGTGCCCGTCGAGACAGATAGGTTGTTGAGCGAGAACACGAACGGCGTGCCACTTGCATCCACGCCAACCACGCCGCCAGTCCCGCCGAAGGACGAACCGCCGGAGCACGTCTGCCAGGTCGGATCGGCATTGACGCCGTTGCTCGTGTAGCAATTCCCCGCAGCACCGGGGACCACGGGCACCCATCCGGTAGCGCCGCGCTCTAGGAGCGAGCCGCGCGCCGAGCCGAGCGTATCCAGCATCGTTGTGAGCGTGGTCGAGATCGGATTGGCGCTGAACCCGCTTGTGTTGGCGAGCAGCGTGCCATCCGCGATGGGGGTCAATCCGCTTCCGCCGCCCGTGGGAGCCGCCCAGATCGGGTCGGCGTTCGGGCCTTGACTGGTAAGCACATTGCCGCTGGCGCCTGCCGCTGTCGCCGTGACTGGCGTTGCACCCTGCCCCAAGAGCACCTGATGCGCCGTGAAGACGCTAGCACCCGTGCCGCCCTTCGGCACTGTGACGGGCGCCAGCGTGAAGGCGCCGGTCGTGGTGTTCCATGTGCCATCGCCGGTCATGGCGGGAATGGACACCAGCGCCGTGCCGTTGCTACCCACGATAGGGCCGGCCGGGATTGCCTGGGATGCCATCGTGCCGAGCGTGGGAAGGCCCGTGAGGTCGCCATACGCGCCCGAAGCACCTGCCGTCGAGATGCCCAGGTTGAGCCGCGCAGCCGCCGCCGTAGTGCCGCCCGTGCCCCCTTTGGCGATGGGCACCGTCTGGAGCGTCAGCACGCCGCTTTGATCCATCGCGGCATCACCGCTCATGGTCACGCCGGCAAAGAGACCACCGAGGTTAAGCTGGATCTGCCCGTTGCCGCCGCCCGGCTGGCCCGCGCCTGGGCACGTCACGGTGATGGTGGATTTGCCAGGGCCGTTGGGCGAACTGTTGCCAGAGCAGGCCCCGATCATCGAAAGGCCGTTGAGAGACAAGACGCTCTGAAAGTTCTTGTTGAGCTGCCCGTAAGAGAGCTGCTGGCCCTGTATGAACGGCGACGGTGTTTGCGCATCAGCCACGATAGGGGCGAGCGCAAGCGCTAGGCCGAGCAAAAGCAGTTTGCGCATTCTCAAATCCCGATCAAAACGTCAGGTCACACGAAGCCGTAAAATTCCGGCGGTCCTTGTAGACACTGCCAATACCGACGCCCGCGCCTTGAGCAGCGGAATCGTTTGCATACGGACCAGGGGTGTTTTCGGCACTAATCGCCATCTGCGGATGCACGGCATCCGATGTAGCAGTGTCAGAGCATAGGCCAATTGCGCCGTTCTCCGGTCTTTCGGCAAACATACTTGCTGTCAATGTGGCCGTAGATTCCAGCCGATACGTATAATTCGGAACTGTCGGGCCGGTGAGATCGTCGTTCGCCTTTGTCGCTAGGTAGGTGTTCCCGCAGAACTGCAACCCGAATAGGCCGCCGGCCTGGAATGAGATATGGCAAGGGAACGATGCATCGGTAACGCCGTTGCGGCGGAACGTATTCCCGACGAACGACATATTAGAGGATGCGCCGACTCTCAGACCAGATGCGGAATTCCGGTCAAACGAACACCCGGTAATCATGCAAGTGTTGGAGTCGAAAAAGTTCAAACCGTGAGAAGAATTCCACTCAAACGTGCATCCGACAAGCGTATGCTTTATCGAAAAAAGCCCCTGCATCCCACATCCGCCATTGGCGGCAAAGAACGTCCCTACGATAGTCGCATCCGTGCAAGATGTATCGCTCAGGAGCCCGTGGTCGCTGGCCTCGCTAAACCGGCAGAATAACACACGCGGGCCGACCTGATTGAGATATGCGCCATGCCTACCAAGTCTCGTATAGATGCGCTCTAACGTGACGAACCGCCCAGACGATGAAACGGCATCTACCCCAGCCACAGACGTAATTTGGAAGTCCCGGATAGATGCGCGGTCTGCCAGTGTCAGAACGGCAGACCCGGGAGCGAAGCCGCCGCCGGAATTGTCCGCTATGATCGACACCACGGGAACAGACCCAGGAATCGTCGCGGGATCGTCGTAAGAGTTGACGTTATCGGCAATAATGATCTGATTGGCTGCGGTTGTGATAGGAGATGTGGTGCGGTATTTCCCCACCGTCATCCTAACGGGAACACCTGAGTTGAACGCGGTCCGCAACGGCACGGTATCATCGGCAACGCCGTCGCCTACGGCCCCAAAATCCTTGGTGGTTAGAGTGTCGGCGGCCCGGTCCTCGTTCGTCCTGGACGCCGTAGAGCCAGTCGCAACGATGGTCCCGCCAACCTTGGGCATAGCAGCCGCTGCCGCAGTCTGCGCCGCATTAGCCGAAGTCTGCGCCGCGCTCGCCGTGGTAGCTACGGCATCCGCCGCCGCCTGAGCAGCAACCGCCGCATCTTGGGCATCGTTGGCCGCTGTCGTGGCCGCATTCGCTATCGTATGAGCCGAGCCCGCTGTAGCATCCGCAGAGTTCGCCAGGTTGATTGCCGTTCCGATAGCGGCGTTCAACGCGTCGTGAAAAAGCTCGTCGCCCTTCTGCCAAGGATATGCGGGGCTAACAGTGTCTGACATCAGCTCAACCGTCCCGTGGTGGCATTATCGAGAATGAATGGACCAATTCCTCCGCCACCGCTTGCCACCATCGGACCGACATTCGTGCGCCGGCCCATGACCGCAGCCGGCATCCGCATCACCGGAATCTGCGCGTTCGCCGCGCGGATCGTCTGGAGCGCGCTGCGCGCCAACGACACCACGCCGGGATTGACCTGGAGCCCGTAGGCAAGCTGCAAACGCCCGACTAGATTGTAATGGATCGCCTCCATGTACTCGGGAGGCAGCAAAACGCTGTCGCTCAGATTGGCGAACGTCTGCAACGGCGCACGGACCAATATGTGCAGCTCATATTGCGACGGAGGCAGACCCCACACGTAGAACCGGCCGAACGGCATCGCCGGATCGTAATAGGCGCACGACGGGAATACCGTGATGCCCTTGAGCGATATCGCGTTGTATTCCTCGCGGCTTTCTAGCAGTTCCAGCGGGAAGTCGATCGTGTTCACCCCGCCGAACGACGGCGCCAGCGTATCGGTCCCGTCCGTGATGCTGCTGTCCAGCGTGAACTCGTGCGGCGTGCCTCCAGCCGGAGCGCCTTGCCGAAAAAACGCGCCTTCCAGCCGGTTCGGCCGCTGCGGCATGTCGATATCGCCGCCAGGCCCCACGAAGTAGGTCGGCGCTCCGGTAGACTGGCACCATACGTCCATCAGGTGGAACACGAGAAACCGTGTCGCGGCCCATTGCCCGATCATGTTGTTCAGGCGCATCAAGCCCTCGTTGATATCCTCGGCACGGGCCGTTTGACCCACGCCGAGGACACCAGCGTCGCGCAACGCAAGG